CGCGCAGCTTTTCCTGATCGCTGGCGGTCAAAATCTCACCGGCCGAAATCGTGCCTGGCACTCCCGAAAATGTTTGCTGGGCCATGTCGTTTGCCTCCTATGGGGCGAGCTTGTTCTCATCGAGGTAGCCGGATGTCGTCGAATCGAGCACCAGGTACACATTCTCACCGGTGCCGGACGTGTTCAGGCGCATCGTCCAGTCGCCGGGGGTGATGTCGTGGCGGACCCCTTCGACGCGCAGCGCCCTGGTGAGTGCCGCGCCGGCTCCGGCCGGTGTGAACGTCGCCAGGATGCCGTCCCAGACGCCGAGCTTGGCGACCTTCTCGGCCTGGGCTTCGGTCAGGGCCCTCGGCTTGATCGAGATGGACGACACGCGCAACGCCGGCGTCGAGTACCGGTAGACGAAGTTTTCGCAGGCCTGTAGCACGTCCGAGTCGTTGGCGTTGAGCAGGTTGCGCCGAACGAGGGTGCGGATGCCGTAGGTGGGCGTTTGGAGCGTGTCGGTGACGATCTGGTCGGCACCGCCGGCCCTCTGGTAGACGCCCTTGGTATACAAAAGTTCCGCGCCGAAGATCGTCTCGAGGGCGGTCATCGGCGGCGTGGAAGCACCCGTCGACGACGGCCCGAACGTCAGCCCGGTCGCATACGAATCGGCGTTGCGCTTCTTGTAGTGCAGGACGCCGCCCTTGTCGCCGACGCCGACGGATGCGCCGGCCGGCATGCCGTGGCGGACGAATATGGCCCCGTCCTCGGACTGTGCGAGGCGCGCCAGGTACGTCGACGTCGACAGCTGCGTCACCGTCGCGGCCGCCATCGAAATGCTCGAGGTGTCGATGGAGCGGTTCCGCGGGTCGGCCGACGACGGCGTCCCCGGTTCGGCCGGATACGCCACGGCGGCGTTGTCGAGCACCGCCGAGAACCTCACCGACCCGACCTGGGCCCCGAATGTGACGTCTGTGACTTCGGTGCGGCCCAGGACGGCGAGCCCGTCGGAGCAGATCAGCGTCACCACCGACTGCTTGGCGTCCGGGAACGTCGCGTCGGCGTCCTCGACGAAGCCGCGGAACAGTGACGTCGCGTTGGTTGCCGAGTTGAGGGTCACCAGGACGCGGACCTCGACGCCGACGAACTGCGACGCGCCGTAGGTGCCATCGCCGAGCGGTGTGTATTTGCCGGACGTGTTGTCTAGCTGGATGCGGCATGTGCCCGACTGGACGGCGTCGAGCACCCTGGCGCGTCCGGTTTGGATGGAGATGCCGCGCACGTCGGAGGTGACGTCGGGCATCGGTGTGCCGAAGTTGACGCCGATCGCCCAGTTGGGGGTCGCCACGGCTAGCTGACGCCGGTGAGCTGGGGCGGGAGTGGGCCGTTGAGCTGGGCCCAGCGGGACAGGGCGTCGACAACGTCGTCTCCGTCGGATCCGGGCGGCATGTTGACAGTGATCGCGCCCGGGTAGGCGACTGTCCCGGAGCCTGCGCTGCCCGCCCAGTTAGTGAGGGCGCGGTCGGCCGTCGCCCCGGCCGGCGGCAGGTTTTGGATGAACCCGAGTTTGTGTTCGACTTCTTCACGTTCGCCGACATCGAGGTCCGCCAGGGACTTTCCGAACAGGGCCTGCGCGAGCTTCTCCATGAGGCTCGGCTCCGGGCGGCCCATCCAAGCACCGAAGTTTGCCCCGAGCTCGCTCGCAATCGCGCCCACGTCCTCCTGCGGGCCCTGGATGCCCTTCATGAAGCCTTCCCACAGGCCCAGGCCGAGCCTCGTTCCCCACTCGATCATCATCCCCATCCCGGTTTGCGACCAGAGCGCCCCGGCCGTATCTCCCATGCCGCCTTCAATGCCGAAGATTTCAGCGATGCGGGTGCCGAATATGTCGTCGAACATGTGGACGATCTCGGCGGCGACCTGCGGTGCACCCTCAGCGATGCCGAGGCCGATTGAGCGGGTCAGCTCGCCGGCGACCTCGCCTCCGAGGCGGCCGAGGCCGGGCAGGACGTCGCGGGAGAAGATGACCTCGAGGTCGGAGGCGATGCCGCCGAACACGTCGAGGAGTTCACCGACGCCGACGTCGGACCAGTCGATCTCGTCGAGGTCGGCGAGGGCGTCGCCGGCCCATTCGGGGATCGCCCCGAAGGCGTCCTCGAGGATTCCCCACTTGTCGGAGTCGGCGACGTCGCCGAGGCGCGTCGACAGGCCGTCCCAGAGTTCGCCGACGTTGGTGGCGACGCCCTGGAGGAACGCCGAGTCACCCAGGTCGTCGAGGCTGTCGATGAAGTCCTCGACGGCCGGGATGCCGGTCACTGACAGCCAGGAGGCGGCCAGGTCGAACGCCGGCAGGAGGATAAACCCGAGGCTCTCCGCCACGTTGTCGAGCCTGGCTTTGAGCGTGCGTTGCGTGTTCGCCAGGCCGTCCGACGTGCGTTCGAAGTCGCCCTGCTGGATCTTGGTTTGCTCGAGGATGAGGCCGTAGGCGGCGAGGGCTTTCTGCGCCGGCGTCAACGCCATCTTTTCGTTGTCGATCAGGCCCTGCTTGAGGGCTTCCTGCTTCATGGTGGCGGCGTCGAGGAGCACCCCGAAGCGGCGCAGCGGCTCCGCCTCGCCTCTGAGGCCCGACTGGAGCGCAATCAGCGTCTCCTCGGGGGATGCGTTGTTGAACGACGCCATGTCCGCCGCGAGCTGCGTCATCGTGACCGACATGTCGGCGGCCTGCGTCTGCGGGATCTTCATGGCGGCGGCGAGCGTCCCGAACGTGCCCGTGGCCTCGAGTACCTGGCGGCGCGACATGCCGAGCGCATCGGCGGCCGTGTCCGCGAACTTCGCCACCCCCGCCGCCGCCTCGCCAAATACCACCGTGTTCTTCGACAGGGACTCCTGGACGTCTACGGCTGCGTCGACGAGCGGCTTCGCGGCGAACGCTGCACCGACGAACACGCCGCCGAGGCCCAGGAGCGCCTTCGACGCGACACGGGTCGCCCTGGTGATCCCCGACGCCATCGACCCGGCCGACTTCGACGACCGGTCAAATGCCCGCTCGAGGCTCTTCGTGCGGCCAACCAGGTTGACGGTGAGGGTGCGTGTAGCCATAGCTCAGATTCCTTTGAGGATCTTTTCCATGCGCTTCGTGTATTCGCCCCGGATCCACGGCTGCATAATGCGGATCGTCGGAAACAGCACCCATCCGCCCTTTCGGCGTGGTCCGAACTTGTCGCCGGTGCGTCGCCCCAGGGAGTCGACGGTGCGCGACGACCCGAACTCGACGGCCGGCCAGACGTCGGTCGCCTTGACGGACAGGTCGCCCCGGTATCGGGGCCGGCGAACGATCTTCGCCCCGCCGGTTTTGATCTTCGGTGTGGTTCCCTGCACGGCACGGATCGTAGGCCGCACCAGCGCCTCGTACTGGCGTGGGTGGTACGCCATCCACGAGTTCCGCCGCGCCAACTGGACGACCCGGTCGGCGATGTCCCGGTTGGCGGCCCGCGCCTCCTTCTTGACGTCCTTTTCGGCAAACCGGATCTGCTTCTGGAAGTCCTTGACCTCCGGCATCTTGACGGTGATCGGAGCGGCCCCCAGCGTCGGGTCGAGGGTGCTGATATTCCTAACGGCCACGGTTCGCCTCCTTCGCCTGGTAGTCGAGCACCCGCCACAAGGCGGCCAACATGACCTCGTCGAGCTCGGCCAGCTCGGCAGGGGAGATCCCGGTGCGGATCGCCAGCGAGGCGACCTGCACCGTTAGGGAGTCCCGGCCGAGCCCGAGGCCAAAGGGTCCGGGGCGTCCTCGTCGTCGTTGTGCTGCACGTCCTCGAGGCCGTCGATCCACGCGTCGAACGGCTTCACGGGCGGCCCGTTGCCGTTCTGCGCCGCCCGATGCAACGCACAATGCGCCACCCAGGCGAGGTGCTCGACTTTCGAGTCGAGCGGCATCACGAACGCTTTGGGGCAGCCGATCCCCCAGTGGCGTTCGAACGCGATGAGCACCGCCGGGCCGGCGGTGACGGTGCGTTCGGTGCCGTCGTGGACGATTTTTAGCCGCATGCATAGTTGTGCCATGAGATCCCCCCTTCAGCCTTAGCTGACAGTCCGGGTAATTGCCCCGGATACGGGCCAACTCGTCGAGAAGCTGGAAAGCGAACCTATCTCGGCCGAGATGGGGGTGTAGTCCGTGACGAGCACCGACCCTTCGTACTTCGGATTGGTCGCGGACACCGACGCAGCCGTGGCCGTCAACGCGAACGCGACGACTGTCCCGACGAGGGCGTTGAGCGTCGCGTCGACTTCAGAGGCGGCGTAGTCTTGTTGCCAAGTTATGTTGAGCTGTCCAGAAGTTAAGCCCGACACGAATTCACGAGCGGCGCTCCCAAATGCGCTGACGTCCACGTCCTCGGCGGATTCTGTCAGCGTCGCCGCGGTTACGTGGTCGCTGAGTACGACGGAGTTGATGACCACGATCTGTGCGGCCCCTCCGATGAGCTTGGCCATGGTCAGGCCTCCTTGTTGTTGCCGGAGACGGCCAGGTGGCCGCCTTCAATGAGTTGGTTGTGCTGCTCCGCCGAGAGTTCGGCTGAGAATGTGGTGCCGGGTTCGTGGCCGTGCACGGCATGGTTGCCGACGACCTCGTACTCGACCTTGCGGTCCTTCTTGCTCACGCGAATACCTCCACGGTGAAGTCGGTCCCCAGGTACTCGACGTCGGAAATACTGACCACGCCGTAGCTGGTGCAGTTGGTTACCTGGAGGGTCTGGGATTCCCCTCCGAGTGTCTTGTCGACCTCGATGAGCGCCCGCACGCCGGCCGCCCCCGAGATGAAGCCGTCCAGGAGTGTCTGTTGTGCCGTGTCGTCAAACCGTTGCGCGATGAGGGTCACGGTGAACACGAAACGTTCCATGCCGTTGCCGAACGCCCCGTGATACTCAGCGACAGGCGATCCGGGAGTGATGAGGGCCGCCGGAGGGCTGACAGTGTCAGGGACCGTTGCGGCGACCTGAATGAACGTCGACGACTCGGCGAGCGCAGCGGCGAGGGCGGTACGGATCGCCGCATAGTCGGCCACAACCTAGGCAACCGCTGGGAGGCGGTAGTCGGACAGCATCTGCGTCACGTCCTGGTCGTACCGCGAGATTCGCACCGGCCCGAAGTCACCGACGCCGATGACTCCCAGCGGCGAAGCCTTCCTCGAGTAGTACCTGGAGGCGAGCATGAGTGCGACCTGTTTGATGGCGGACGGGACCGCCGGCCATCCCCAACGGGCGGTGACCTCGAG